CGGGAGATCATCCGCCCAGAATCCACTGAGGTTGTGGGCTTTGGTGCTGGCCCTACTGGCGTTGAGTACATCACCGAGACAATCCCTGCTGAGTATGGTCCCGTTGAGTATGATCCTAGCTATTCTCCGGTCCGTAGAAGCCTTTCCGCACTAGGCGATATTTTGTATGAGGCTCCTTCATTTTTCGGTCTGAGAGGCCCAGACGAGCAGATAGAAGCTATGCAGGGCGTGGGCTCAAGTCTCCGAGATGCTCTGTTTGGTAGCGCTGAGTATATGTCCGAGCAGGCAAGGGCCGCAGCATCGGGCGGTGAATACTTTGATCCTGAAACGGGCAGGACTGTAGCGTTTGACCCCACCATCACGATGTTCGGCGGTAACCCGGCTGAAGGCGCTGTGATGGGCTCTGGTTTTAGGATGGGAAGACGGGCGGCGGAAGCAGCAGAAAGCAAAGGGTTTGACACAGAAAACATATTCCTGCATGGCACTTCAGATAGAATTGATCAGCCTCGATCCTCTGCTACGCAGTCGCGTGACTCAGGATTTATTGGAAGAGGCTTCTACGGCGCAACGGAGCCCAGAATATCTGATTTCTACGCAAACTCAGCGCCAGCTAGATTTAGGGATGAGGCGGGCTCTTTCAGTGATCCGAATGTTTTCCCGTATGTCACTAGGCGTGGCAACTACAAGCAGTATTCTCTAGCAGAAAAGCAAGACCTAGCAAGACGAGTTAGAGAAGATGAATTCCTGTCTCAAGAGATTACTCAAAAGAACATAGACGATGGATTTATCGGCGCGGAAGTAGTAGATGCAGACGGTAACATCGTTGAAAGGGTTAATTACTTCCCTGAAGAGGATACGCGATCCGCGTTTCTGGAGGCTGACCTGTACTCTGGTGGCAGGACAGGAACTGGGATTGCTGCAGGTTCATCTATCGCTAACGCAGCAAGACTGAGAAGGGCGGAAGACGAATACATAAGATCAATCAATCCAGAGGGTGTTCGTATAGCGCCCAATGATCGCCCTAATCTAGCAATGGGTGATATGTACGGAATGGCTCCGCGTAACGCCACAGAGATAATGAGGCAGGATTTGCCTTCTGGTGGAGTCGTTAGATATGTGCAGGGTGACGATGGTGTTTATGCGCTTGGCTACAACCCTGACTTGGGTGAAGAGGATGTAATCGGTTATATGCTTGGCCGTGGTGACGGAACCGAGCTATCTGTCGTTAATGAAATGCAGGGTCAGGGTATAGGTGGAAATCTTTCGTATCTGTATCGGTCTCAAAACCCAATGGCTCCATCTGGTGGTTTGACGGAAGCCGGAGAGGCGGCGGCCAGAAGTGCTTATCGCAGGATGCTGTCCGATAGGTCCAGGCCGGACTTTGATAGCGCGAATATCCTGTATTCAGGTGGCGGCAACACTGGCACTGGCATAGCTATAGCGACTTCCTTGCGTAATGAGCTTGAGCGTCAATTTGGTGGACCTATCCCAGAGGTCAACAGAGATACCGAGCTTCTAATGAGGGTTGGCGATCCACGTTCTGTGAACGAAATGGTTGTCGAAATGACTGACCCTTTGGTCAGCTCTGCACCAATTATAGGTGCGGAAGATTTGATAGACAGACCATTTATCACGGGAATGTCTGATACATCACGCAGCGGGCTTGAAACTGTCACTTCAGTAAATGGTGTCCCGTTGAACGCAGTCATGAGGGGTGGCAAGTATTTCGGGCTACAGCCGCAGAATTTAGAAAGGGGCATTGCATTCGCTTCAGCGCCCGGAGCCGTAATGGGGCAGCTAAACAGAGCGGCTGCGGCTCAAGCTCTCGGAGGAAGGCCAGTAGCGTTTATTCCTTTTGGAATGAGGCCAGCAAGCCCGGACTTCGCAACAATGAGCACGGACATCATGGTTCCTTATGCTCAGCAGGTTATGAGCAGGTCAGATAAAATTGCGTTAGATAGGCGCATCCGAGAAGGTACAGGATCTAAAACAGATGACAAGAAGCCAATCCCTGATTGGGTTGGTATTGATAACGCTACTCCTGAGTATCTCCAGGGTCTCGGGGGTGACAGAAAATCGGTCACCAAAGCGTTAGATGAGTTTAGGGACGCTGGATCATTAAGCAGATCGCAAGCAAGAGCGATTGTTACTGATCCAACCCAATTCGATCCAGTGTTCGGCGATATAGATATGATTTATGAGCTTGACCCGCAAGCTGTTGCTGACAGAAGGTTTTTGGATTCAGACCATCCTTCGTATGAGTCAGCGCTTATGGGCAGGCCACTAGGCGCATTAAGAGATACTGAGAAGGTAAATATATTTGAGTTTAATCCTTTGGCTGGGACACAAGAGAAAGGGTTTTACAATTTCAGACAGAAGCAGTTAGATGCGGGTAGAGACTTTCCGATAGGAGGCTCACTTTCAAGCCCAACAATGAAAGCCTTCCTGCCCGGAGGTCACGGTATAATTACGCAGGAAATGGTGGATGATTTAATTAGAAGAGGGCTGATCAGACCGTAACTCTTCATAATGCTTACAGATTATGAGTCGGTCATCTGCAGAAACGCCGTCATCCATCATAAATTGGTTTAGTTGGTTGGTGCTTTCAAAGTTTTGCCAATCGCTGCCAACTGCTTCGTACCAATCCAGGCTGAGAGAACTGTTTGTTTTGATTTCCATGTAGTCAGTATAACAAGGTTTATGGGAGTGCAATAGGGGTGCAAGTCCCCCGGTGAAAATCCATATTGGAACCGCGCCATAGGTAGCCGCTCCCGCCCAAAAACGGTTGTAAAACCACAATATGTGGTATAGTTACGCCATAGCGAACTCCACGCTTTCTTGGAGGCACGGAACGTCACCGTTTATTTGACGGCATTTACGGAAGGTAAGATGGAACCAGAAGATACGCTCGATGAGGCTTATGAGCTTGAAGAGGTAGAAACTGAAGGTCAGGAAACTGACTCCGACTCATCCCCGGATACTGAAGAGGTTCAGGAGAAACAAACCAAGCCTGTTTTCGATGAACAGCAGCAACAGGTCTTTGACAAGGCGATAGCTGACAAGGTTTTCAAGCTCAGGGAAAAAGAGCGAGAAGCCGAGGAGCTAAAACAGCGCCTGCAGAGCCTGCAGCAGCAGATTCCGAAGCAGGAAAGGCCGAACGTGCCGAAGGAGCCTGACCCGTATGCCCTGAGCGATCAGGAGTACCAGCAGCAACTCCGACTGCGCGATGAAGCCATAGCTAGACAGGCTGCGTTTGACGCACAACAGCGCTTCCAACAGCAGGAAGCACAGCGTCTGCAGCAGGAACAGCTAATGCGAGAGCAGGAGGCTTTGAACGAGAAGGTAGCTACCTACTCGCAGCGAGCGGTCCAACTCGGCATTTCTAACGAGGAATTACAGGCAGCAGGTAATGCTGTCGCTTCGTTTGGCATCTCGGATGATGTAGTCAACTATATTTTGGATGACGATCTGGGACCGGCTATCACGAAGTATCTCAGTCAGAATGTTACCGAGCTAGACGCTATCCGGGCTATGAGTCCGGCACAGGCTGCGGTAAGGATTGCAACTCATGTACGGGATAAGGCTGCTGCATTGAAACCTAAAGTAAATGCCGCTCCTGATCCGGTTGAGCAGCCAGCAAAGGCTGGCGTAGCGCCTAAAGCGCGAGGACCGAAGGGGGCGATTTTCGAATGAATGAGGTGATCCGAAAGTGGCTAATAATCTTAACAGCAACGTCACCCGGAAGGTGGCTCGTGTCTTTTTAGAGGCATTCGAGTCCAGCCGGGTTGTAACAAAGACCGTTGACACTCAACTCCTGAGTGGCAAATTCAACCCTTCAAGTGGTAGCACTGTAGACTTCAAGCGTCCGCACGACTACAACTCCATCCGTACTTCTGGCGGTGATATTTCATCGTCCACCAAGTCAGACATCATTGCTGGTAAAGCAACTGGTACTGTTCAGAACTACTTCACCGTAGCTACCGAGTGGGGCAACGTGGAAGAGGCTCTTGAGCTTGATCAGTTGGAGCAGATCCTTGCTCCTATGGCTCGACGCATCGTGACTGACCTGGAGATTGATCTTGCCAGCTATATGCTCAAGAACTCTTCTCTGAAGTATGGTTCTCACGGCACTGCCGTTGACGCATGGGGTGATGTCGCAGGCGCTGGCGCACTGATGGATTCCATCGGCGTACCTGCAGCCGCAGAGCGTTACTACCTGATGAACCCTTTCACCACTAGCGCACTTGCTAACGTACAGAATGGCCTGAATGCTTCAGATCAGCTGGTCCGTACCGCTTGGGAGAATGCACAAATCTCTCAGAACTTCGGCGGTATGCGAGCTCTGACTTCTAACGCTCTGGCTAGCTTTACTTCTGGCACTGGCGCTGACCGCGCAGGTACTCTGTCTGCTGCTCCTGATGCGACTTACGTCACAGCGAAAGACACTATGACTCAGACTCTGGCCGTTACTGGCTTTACTTCGGGCATGGTTGTTAAGGCTGGCGATATGGTCACCATCGCTGATGTGAACCGTCTGAACCTAGATACTCGCACTGCGATGATTGACGCATCTGGCGCTAACGTAGCCTGGACAGGCGTTGTTACTGCTGACGTTACTCTTACTGGTGGCGCAGGCAATATCGTTGTTGCCGGTCCTGCTATCTACGAGGCTAACGGACAGTACAACACTGTTGACGCTGCACCGGCTAACGGTGCTGTGGTAACCATCCTGAGTGCTTCAGCTACTCTGTACCAGCCAAACCTGTTCTTCACTAAGCAGGCTTTCGGACTTGGTACTGTGAAGCTGCCTAAGCTGTACTCTACTGACACTATTGCAACTACCGAAGACGGTATGAGCATCCGTGTAAGTAAGTACGCAGATGGTGACGCTAACACCCAGAAGATTCGTTTTGACTTGTTGCCTGCATACGCAACATTCAATCCGTTTATGGCTGGACAAGGCTTTGGTGTGTAACTCTCCTTTGAGTTTATAGGGGACTTCGGTCCCCTACTTTTTTATGGCTAAACCAAGAAAAGGCAAAGCAAAAGTAAAGGTCACCGCCAGCGGCAAGAAGGTCTCCTACGGGCAGGCCGGGAAAGCCAAAGGCGGTGGTCCGCGTGTTAGGCCGGGTACAGCTAAGGGTGACTCTTACTGTGCTCGGTCTCTTGGTATCAAGAAGCGGCTCCCGAAGGAGAAGCAGAACGATCCCAATACTCCCAATAATCTCAGTCGCAAGCGCTGGAAGTGTAAGGGCGCTAAGTCGATGAAGGGAGCTAAGTTTGAGTAACTACACGAAACCCAAACTCAGAGAGCGCATCAAGAACAGAATTATGGCTAGTGACAAGGGCGGCAAGCCCGGTCAGTGGTCAGCCAGGAAGAGCCAACTGCTTGCTAAGGAATACGAGAAGGCGGGCGGCGGCTACACTGGCAAGAAGAGCAAGGCTCAGAAGGATCTGTCCAAGTGGACCAAAGAGGATTGGGGAACCAAGTCCGGCAAGAACTCCACTCAGGGCAAAGACGCTACCGGGGAGCGATACCTTCCCAAGAAGGCGAGAGACAAGCTGAGCAAGAAGGAGTATGAGGCCACTTCACGCAAGAAGCGGGCTGATATGAAGAAGGGTAAGCAGCATTCCGCGCAGCCGAAGAAGGTTGCCAAGAA